CGAGATTTGGTACGGCGCGCCGACGTTCAAGCAGGCCAAGCGGGTCTTTTGGCGCCGGCTGAAGCAGGCCATTCCCGAGGCATGGCGCGCGGCCCGACCGAACGAGACGGAGTGTTCGATCACCCTCAAGTCCGGCCACATCATGCGTGTGGTCGGCCTGGACAACTACGACAACCTGCGGGGCTCTGGCCTGTTTTTCGTCCTTGTGGATGAGTGGGCAGACTGCCCGTGGGCGGCCTGGGAGGAAGTGCTGCGGCCGATGCTTTCGACCTGCCAGTACACGATTCCCCAGACCGGAAAGTCGCGTAAAGGGGGGCATGCGCTGCGCATCGGCACGCCGAAAGGCTTCAATCACTGCTACGACACCTACCGCGACGGGCAGCCGGGCGGGGAGCCCGACCATAAGAGCTGGCAATACACCTCATTGCAGGGTGGCAACGTCCCGGCTGATGAGCTGGACGCCGCCCGGCGCAAGATGGACCCCCGCACGTTCCGCCAGGAATACGAGGCCGGGTTCGAGAACTATGCCGGGGTCGTTTACTACACCTTCGACCGGACCGAGTGCCGCACCAGCGAGCGCATCAAGCCAGGCGAGGCCATACACATCGGCATGGACTTCAACGTCATGAAGATGGCCGCAGTTGTGTACGTGGTGCGAGACGGCTTGCCGCTGGCGCTGGACGAGTTCCACTCGGTGCGCGACACGCCGGAGATGATCGAGAAGATCAAGGTGCGCTTCTCGGGTCACAGCGTCTCCGTGTACCCAGACGCCAGCGGACAGAACACCAGCAGCAAGAACGCCAGCGAGTCGGACCTGTCGCTACTCAAGAAGGCCGGCTTCACCGTCGTGGTCGACTCACAGAACCCAGGTGTGAAGGACCGCATCAACGCGGTCAACGCCATGTTCCTCAACACGTACGGCGAGCGGCGCTTGAAGGTCAACATCGACCAATGCCCGCAACTCACCCAGTGTCTAGAACGGCAGACGTACACCGACAAGGGCGAGCCGGACAAGGACCCCAAGAAGGGGCACGACCACATGAACGACGCCGCCGGCTACTTCATCGCCAAGCGGTTCCCGATCAAGACTCAGTCCGCCGGCACCCGCCGCATCGGAGGTTTGGCGTAATGCCTGTTCAATCCACCAACCCAGACTACGACGCTCACATCGAAGAGTGGCGGATGATGGACGACGCCCTGGAGGGCGAGGGCGCCATCAAACGCAGCCCGCGCAACTTGCCCAAGCCAAGCGGCATGACCGAGGCCGAAAAGCTTGATGGCGCCGGCAATGCCTACCTGTACCAGAACTACACCGCCCGGGCTCAGTACGAGCACTGGGTACGGGATTCGCTGCGCTCGATGATGGGCTTGGTCTCCAGGCTGATCCCCGAGGTAAAGCTGCCAGCTGGGCTGAAGCAACTGGAGGACAACGCCACCGCCGACGGCTTCGGCCTGACCCAGCTGTTCCTGCGGATCGTGCGCCAGGCCATCTCCCATGGTCGCGTGCCGCTGGTGGTCAACATAGATGACGCGGGCCAGCCGTACTTCGCGACCTACGCGGTGCGCAACGCCATCAACTGGGACACCGCCGACCAAGGCGGTCGGCAGGATCTGGTGCTGTCGGTGTTCCGCGAGTTCAGGCGCAAGGAGCAGGACCGCTACAGCCACGAATGCGAGACGGTCTACCGCGAGTTCTACATGGACGGTGCGATCTGCCGCACGGGCGTGCGCAACGAGGCCGGCGAGCTGATCGAGGACGACCGCCCGCTGGGTACCGTCGACGGCAGCAACAACCTGGTGCGCGGGCTGGACTACATTCCGGTCATCTACTGCGGCTCGACCGACAACTCGCCCGATGTGGACGAGATCCCGTTGCTGACCATGGCCCGGGCTGCGCTGAAGTCCTACCAACTCAGCGCCGACTACTTCACCGCGCTGCACCAGACCAGCCACCCGCAGCCGTGGGTGTCGGGCCTGGATGAGAGCGTTGAGCTGAGTGTCACCGGCCCTTCGGCAGCCTGGGACCTGGGGCCAAGCGGGTCGTGCGGCTACCTAGAGTTCCAGGGCGCCGGCATCCAGGCCGTTCGCACCGCAATGGAAGACCAGAAAAACGCCGCCCTTGAGGCTGGCGCCAAAGTCATGGACGTCTCCGGCACCGAGTCGGGCGAGGCGCGCAAGACCCGGCAGAACGACCAGCACGCCACCCTCCACAGCATCGTCATCACGGCGGCGGAGGCTATCGAGCAGGCCCTGCGCTACGCCGCAGAGTGGACCGGCTTCAACCCGGACGAGGTGGTCTTCACGGTCAAGCCTGAGTTCGTCATCCCTGAGGTCAACGCCCAGGTGCTGGCCGAGCTGCAGAAGAGTGTCATGGCCGGAACCATCAGCGCCGAGACCTACTGGCAGTACCTCACCACCGGCAAGCTGCCGGAGCGACCCTACGACGAAGAGGCCGAACTGATCGGCGACGACCACGGCGATGGGGTAAACCTGGACGACGAAGATGGCGACGAAACCGGAGCAAACGGCGGACGAGAAGCTGCTGGAGCAGGTAAGCCGCCACTCGGTACTGCTTGAGCGGCTCAAGGCCGGCGAGGTCAAGAAGTTCGAAACCTACCTGCGCCGGGCTGACACGCATGTCCGTGACCAGCTCACCCGCAAGGAACTGACGACATACGGCCGGAGCCGGCTGGAAGAGTTCCTGGGACGGGTCGGCGGCAAGCTGTTGGAGATCTATAAGGCCTTCAGCGACCGGATGCAGTCCGACCTGGTGGACATCGCGCAATACGAGGCAGCGTTCGAGGGCCGCAGCCTGGCCAAGGCGCTGCTGGTCGATGCGGTCATGCCGGCAGACTCGCTGCTCAGGGCAGCGATCAACACTCAGCCCCTGCAGGTGGCTGGCGTCGATGGCGGCAAGCTGCTGAAGCCCTTCCTGAGCGGTTGGACCCGCACCGAGTCGGACCGGGTAACCAACGCCATCCGAATGGGTGTCGTGCAGGGCCAGACCAACGCCGAGATCACCCAGGTCATTCGCGGCACCGCGGCGCAGAACTTCACAGACGGCCTGCTGGCGGTCACGAACCGGAGCGCTCGAGCAGTCGTTCAAACCGCAGTCCAGCATGTGGCCACCACCGCGCGCATGGAAACCCTCAAGGCGAACGCCGAGGTAGTGCCGGGCTATCGTATCGTCGCCACTCTGGACAGGAAGACCAGCTTGCAGTGCCGTAGCCTGGATGGCCGCGAGTTCGAGATGGGAAAGGGGCCTGTGCCCCCGTTCCACATCCACTGCCGAACCACCATAACGCCGATCACCAGGTTGTCGGCGTTGTTCGGGAAGGGCGCTACCCGGGCAGCAGTGGGCGCTGATGGCGGTGGGCAGGTGTCGGCAAGCCTCAGCTACTACCAGTGGCTCAAAACGCAGCCAGCGGCCTTCCATGACGCTGCTCTGGGGCCGGTGCGTGGCAAGCTGTTCCGCGATGGCGGGCTGACTGCCGAGCGCTTCACCGCGCTACAGCTCGATAAAAATTTCAAGCCGCTGACACTAGACCAGCTCAAAGAGCTGGAGCCATTGGCGTTTGCTCGGGCAGGGCTTTAAGCTCAGCATTTTTAGCAAGCAGGCGTGGCTATGTCCGAATACAAAAATGTCAAAGTGCACGATCTTTCCAGTTGGCAACTCCGATATGCACTGGTCAGGTATGTGGCGAACTTGGAAGTTGGGCTGACCCCATCACTGCGCTTCATGAACGGCGAGCCATTTTCGATTTACGAAATGTCGGATAGGCCGAGCTTGTCATTTCCCTCCGGAAAAGAAATTCCAGGAAAGCGAACGAAGCAGATGGAGCCAAGACCGCTTCGCCCCGCTGAGATTCATGCGATTCTCGATCAGTATGAAATGACCGTCGAGGATCACGATTTCGGATACACGATCAATATTGACGGATTCGAGCCCTTCACCAGCATTGAGCTGAATGAGGCGAAGGGTAGAGCGATTGTTGCTCTAGTCACGGGGCTGCTTGAAGTTGCGATCCCCAAAATTTGATTTCTGCACCTAGTTTCAACTCAACCGCCTCCGGGCGGTTTTTTTATGCCCGCCAGGCGGGTCCTTCAATCCCCAGGGGATAGCCACATGCCTTTCGACTTCGACCCGGCCGCCCACGGCCTCACCCTCGACGAAACCCAAACCGCAGCGCTGAAGGCAGCGCTTGGCGGCGAGGTGCAGAAATTCCTAGACGACCAGGTCTCGGGCCTCAAGTCCAAAAACACCGAGCTGATCGGCTCCAACAAGGCCATCAAGACCGAGCTGGACAAGCTGAAAGGCCAGTTCGACGGTTTGGACATCGAAGCGGTCAAGGGCCTGCTGGCCAAAGCCGGCCAGGACGAAGAAACCAAGCTGATCGCCGAGGGCAAGCTGGACGAGGTCATCAGCCGCCGCACCGAGCGACTGCGCACCGACCTGGACAAGCAGGTAAAGGCCGCCAACGAGCGTGCTGATAAGGCCGAAGCCTTCGCCGCCAAGTACAGCGACAAGGTGCTGGCCGATTCCATCCGCGCTGCTGCCATCAAGGCCGGCGCGCTGCCCGAGGCTGCCGAGGACATCATCCTGCGCGCCCGCGGCACCTTCAAACTGAGCGAAGACGGCGAGCCCGTTGCCACTGACCGTGCCGGCGAAGTCGTGTACGGGAAAGACGGCAAGACCCCGCTGTCTCCCCTCGAATGGGCGGAATCGCTGCGCGAAACCGCTACCCACCTGTGGCCAAGGGCTCAGGGTGCCGGGCAGACCGGCGACAACGGTGGCAAGGCCACGAAGAAATGGGGCGAGTACACCGAGGCCGAGCGCGCTGCGATCGCCCGTGACAACCCCGACGCGTACAAAAAACTCCAAGCCACCCGAGGAACCTAACCCATGGCATCTACCCAACTGTCGGACATCTTCGTTGCCGACTACTACGGCACTCTGGAGCCGGTGAACTCCCCAGAGAAGACCGCCGTTTATGAGTCGGGCATCATCACCCGTTCCGCGACTCTGGACGGCATCGCCAAGAACGGCCAAGGCACTTCCGAGATCAGCTACTGGCAGGATCTCGACGCCGATGAGGCGCCGAACATCTCCAACGATGACCCTGATGACCTGGGGGCCGTCGGCAAGGCCGAGCAGGGCAGCATGCGTGCCCGCACCCTGTACCTCAACAAGGGCTATGGCGTATCCGACCTGACTGCTGAGCTGGCCAACTCCGAGCCGATGCAGCACATCCGCAACCGCTTCGGCACCTACTGGACCCGCCAATGGCAGCGCTACCTGATGGGGGCGGCCCGCGGCGTGATTGCGTCCAACATCGCCAACAACGGCGGGGACATGGTGAAAGATGCGGGCGCATCCATCAGCGCAAACGCCTTCCAAGACGCTGCCTTCACCGCTGGTGACGCCGCCGACATGTTCGCCGCGATCGGCGTGCACTCGGTCGTGATGAACCAGATGGTGAAGCAGGACATGATCGAGTACCTGCGCGACTCGCAGGGCAAGGTCATCCTGGCCACCTACCTTGGCAAGCCGGTGTTCATGGATGACGGCCTGATCTACGCCCCGGGTCAGTACCTGTCGCTGTTCTTCGGCCAAGGCGCCTTCGGCTATGGCGAGGGCGACCCGCACATGCCTGTCGAGATGCAGCGCAAGCCGGACGGCGGTAACGGTGGCGGTGCCGAGGTGCTGTGGGAGCGCAAGACCTACATCCTCCAGCCGGCCGGCTTCAGCTGGCAGGGCAGCGAGAACCGCAATCTGAGCCCGAGTGCCACCCAGTACGCAGCCGCGGCTAACTGGAAGCGCGTGTTCGACCGCAAACAGGTTCCGTTCGCCGCGGTCATCAGTGGCACCGCCACCCCTTGACCCCATGATGCAGGGCGCCGGCCTGGCGCCCTGCGCAGGAGATCAGCATGAAAGTCATCTACACCAACAACCCGGGCAGCGAGCGCGATACCTGCTATCGCCGTCTGGATCAGTTCTTCGGCGTGATCGACGGTGCTACCTCGGTATCCGTGCAGGGGAGTGCCCCGCACATCGGCGAGGCCTACCAGCGCCATGGCATCAGCGTGAGCGAGATGGAGGAAGGTCTGCGCCTGGATGGCCCTACCGTCGCTCAGTGGGTGGCAGAGGGTTACAAGGCGTCGACCTACCCACCGAACGGCTACGCCTCGGTTAGCAGTCAAGCGGAGATCGACAAGGCGATCGAGGAGGAGGGCGGCGGTGATCCCGAGACCGACCCTCACAAAATGAAGGTACCGGAGCTCAAGGAGTGGCTGACGGCCCAGGGCATTACCTTCGACCCAGCCCTCAACAAGCCCGAACTGCAGGCCCTGATCCCTTCGAAGGAATAAGCCATGACCGACTACATCACCGTCGATGATGTTGACCAGGCGCTCGGGCAGGGCTGGGCAGGCGACGGTGATGCGGTCCTCGCCGTCGCAATGGCCAACGCCTGGCTGACGGCCAAGATCAAGCGGACGGTGCCAGACCCGGTGCCGGACGCCATCGTGAATGCCGGCGCGCAAGTAGCCAAGTTGGCTGCGGCCGGCCAGCTCTACAAGGACACCCAGCGCGAGGTGCAGAGCAAGACCGTGTCAGCCCAGGCTGGCACCTCCACCAGCAAGACCTACGTTGCGGGGTCTGTCGATCGCTCGACCGGCGAGAACTTCGCTCTCGACCTCATCGCGCCTTGGGCCCGCCGTTCAGGCACCGTGATGCTCAAGAGGATCTGACCCATGGGCATGCGCGAAGAACTGCAGGCCGAGCTGGCGGAAGCGTTCGATGATCCAGACGGCCTTGCCGACGCGGTGAAGGCCGTTGCCGGAAGCCGCACAGTCAAGGGCGGATACGACCCTGAGAAAGGCGGAACTGTCCCGGCCTCGACCATCCATTACGCCGGGCGCGGCGTGTTCGGCAGCTACCTGGCAAAGGAAATCGATGGCACACGCATCCAGACCGAGGACGTGAAGCTGCTGGTCCTCCAGAACGAACTGTTCGAGGGGCAGGCAGGCGCTGTTACCGATGTGCCAGCGGTGCCCAAGATCGGCGACCAAGTCAGCGGCTACCGCGCACTTAACGTGTCCCAGGACCCGGCCCAAGCGACCTGGACCGTTCAGCTGAGGAAGTGATATGGCGCGCGGCTCACACATGGCCCAGCGATACGGCGGCCAGCAGGGCGGCTTCGCTGAGGCAATTCGAGCGTTTGCCGAGCAGGCGGAGCAAGCCCTTGACGCAACCTTCCGCGAAATCGTGATCGAAATCGGCAGCAGCATTATCCGCATGTCACCGGTAGGCAATCCGGAACTGTGGGCGGCCAACGTGGCCCACTGGGCCAAGGCCAATCAAGCCGCCGACGACTACGACTTCAAGGTCGCGGTCCGCAACACCCTGATCAACCTGAACCAGGGCAACTTCACCAAGGCCGGCAAGCTGCGTAAGGGCGTGAAGTACGCGAAGCCGCTGACCAAGACCGAGCGTGTGCAGAACTTCGCTGTGAACGGGATGGTTGCGGGCCAGGGCTACGTCGGCGGACGGTTCCGGGGCAACTGGCAGTTCTCCATCGATTCACCGGCGACTGAGGAACTCGACCGCATAGACCCGTCCGGCAGCGAGGCCATTACCGCGCTCATCACCCAAGTGCAGGCGCTGACCATCGGCCAGACGGCGTACATCGTGAACAACCTGCCTTACGCCATTCCGCTCGAGTACGGACATTCAACGCAGGCGCCCGCCGGCATGGTCAGGGTGACCCTGGCCAACCTCCAACGCATCGTCGACGAAGCCATCAGGAACAACAGCGTATGAGCCATGCACGAGCCCGCCAGGCCATCGAGATCAAGCTGATGGCTTGGGCCACGTCGCGCCCGATCCGGGTCGCCAACTTCGAACAGGGCTTTGAGGCCGGGCCGGACGAAACCTATCTGCAGGCGTTTCAGCTGCCAGCGGGAACAACTTGCCGCTACCTGGGCGGCGAGGCCTACGAGTACACCGGGGTCTACCAAGTGAGCATCGTTTGCCCGGCGGGACAGCCGCTAGCTGCCGCCGAGACCCTGGTCGAAGAGCTCTCGAACCTCTTCCGCGTGGACTCGGCACTCAGCCGCAACGGCTTCGAGGGCCTTGTCACCGAGCCGGTAGACCAGGGCTCAACCATCATCGAGTCGGCGACCTACACGGTGCCGGCCAGCTTCACCTACCGCGGTGTCGCGGACCAACTGCCCGCTGGGGCGTAACCACCCGCCGCTCGGCGGGTTATCAAGAGGAAACAAACCATGGCCGCACGCTTCCCGCTGCCAAACGGCGCAGTGCTGGAGATCGCACGCGTCATCGGCGCTGCTGTCCCATTCACCGCGCTGACCAACGCCAAGCCGCCGGTGGCTACTGCTGCCGGCCATGCCGTCCAGAACGGCGCCGTGCTGCTGGTCAGCTCCGGCTGGGCAATGATCAACGACCGTGCCGTCAAGGCATCCAACGTTGCCGACGACGCTTTCTCCCTGGCTGGCCTGGACACCAGCGACATTGAGCTGTTCACCGCAGGCGCGGGCATTGGCTCTGTTCTGCCTGTCTCCGACTGGGTGCAGATTTCTAAGGTCACCTCCTTCAACTCCGCAGGCGGTGAGCAGCAGTACACCACCGTCGGCTACCTCGAGGATGACGACGATAAGCAGTACCCGGCCAACCGCAACCCCCGGACCCTGACCATCGTGGTCGAGGACCAGCCTAGCGCTGCCTACGTGGAGACCGTCGAGGGCTACGATGCCTCGAAAGAGCTAACGGTAATCCGCATGAAGCTCCGCAACGGCGACCAGATTCTGTATCCAGGCTTCGTGAGCATCACACCGGACCCGACCATGGAGCGGAACAACGTTATGACCCGCACCATCAGCGTCGGCCTCTCGGCCCGTTCGCTTCGTTACCTGGCTGGCGCGTAAGGAGCCCTCATGGCGAAGATCAAGATTGCTCAGAACCCGACTTTTTCCGCCATGGTGCAAGTGCCACGGATCGGCGGCGAGCCGGCGCCCGTGGAGTTCCAGTTCCGCTACATGGACCGCGTGGCCCTGTCCGCAATGTTCGACCGCTGGAATAAGTCGCGCGACGCCTGGGCGGAGAAGGCCCAGAAAGACGGGGCGACGTGGGAGGAGGTAACCACTGGCGAAATCGCTCTACAGGCCGATCAGCTGGGAGAGATCGTCACAGGCTGGGACCTGGAGGACGAGTTCAGCGGTGAGGCTATCGCCAATCTGGTGCGCACCTGCACCGGTGCACCGAAGGCGGTTATCGATGCCTTCCAGGCTGCCTACAGCCCGGCCCGCTTGGGAAACTGAGGGCGGCGGCCCGGGCCTGCTACGAGCGGGGCCCTACCGCCGACCAACTTACGGTCTTGGGACTGACCCCAGAAGACATCGATGAAGAAGAGGTGGAGGTCTGGCCGGATGCGTGGCCTGCCTTCCGCCTGTTCGATGCTATGGGCACCCAGTGGAGGGTGGGGCCGGGCGGGCCGTCAGGGCTGGACTACACCGCCATCTCCTCGACGGCAGCAATGCTTGGCATCAAGCGTGGTTGCCTCACCGAAATTTTCCCCGATCTCCGCGTCATGGAGGTCGAGGCCTTGGCCGTCAT